TGTATCTTAAACCAAACCTACCCATCTTTAATTCAAACAATGGTTTTTTTTGTTCTAAACTAATAGTCCAGTAACCGTAAAAATCATTTTCACTTGGATTTGGAGCTACCAATAAACCATTGAAAGTCATTATTGTCATCGTGATAGCTGTTTCGCCATCATTTGTACAACCTTCAATTGTTTCACCATTTTCATCTAAACAATCTATTACATTAACTTCATCAACGCTAGCTGTTAAAAAAACGCCATCTGATTGTTTAAATTTTATAATATCATCTGGTTGTAAGTTTAGTGTTTTTAAAATATCAGGCGTACTATTATCATTATCTGTTACAGTCACTTGATCACCAACAGCTGGTCCTTCTCCACTATTGTAGGTTGAAAAATCAAAAAAGAAATCTAATATTTGAATGTTTTCAGAATCTCTATCTGTTTGCTTCATAACTAACGTTGGCGCCATTAGCGGAGCTTCCCTCAATACTGTAACGTGTTCTTCTCTTATATCATTGTTTATTGAAGGAGCTAACGAAAGTTCTAGATCAGGAGTAAAGTCAAATAAATTACTATCATCTATTGGGTCTTGTAATTTTAATTGAGTGTGATTAGTCCAATCTGAATCAGCTAGAGTATCACCAGCAATAGAACCTTCTTTACATTTTCTTATGTTTATTCTTTTAGGCTCAGTTCCAGTCATTTCTCCATTTATTATCTTAGCATCTGTCCAAAATAATAAATCATCAATAATATTTAATCCTGTAATCTTTATATCATTTCTAAAATTTAAAACTCTATCAGGATGTCTAAATGTAAAAAAACTAATAGTATCCCAATCAACTGGAGATTGAGTTGAATAAACAGTAATTAAATTGTTATCAGTATCTATGTTTTGTATTTCAACAGGATTAAAAGTGTCTTCATCTAAAGCACTAAACATTTCTTCACCGTTAGAATCATAAGCTTGAACAAGCATACCAATTCTATAATCTGTAGCATCATTAACGTAAAATGACTGCCAACTAGAAGAAGTGTTAGTTGTTTGATATAAAACACCTGGCAAAGTAGATGTACCTTGAGCTATATCTATAATACCCCACTTATCTACTACAACAGGTAATGAAGATGGATCATCAGTACCAGTTTTAGTATCAATCTCAATAATAGTATCTATGAATTTTTTTTTGCTAGTAATAAGACTCGCATCACTAAGCATAGTGTCCCAGTTAGGACTTGATAAAAAGAAATAAGCTTTATTGTCTTTTTCATTAGCTATACTAGCTATCATTTTAGACTCATTGTTATCACTAGAGTATGATGATTCGTAATAAGCTCCTTCTTTTATATATTTATTACCTTGAATATTTTGAATGGCACCAGCATTACCAGAATCACCATCGGCACTAGTGGTTCTAACCTGTATATTCATCGCATCCCTATATTCACCGTTTGGAACAATTCTTTCATCGAAATCTTTGTTCATTTTTCCGGCAGAAAAATCGTGTTTTATTTCTGGCATAATATTATTTTATTTGTTTACCCATACCTTTTAATACCTGAGTAAATTCTTCCATCTTAATATTGGATAATCTAATTTTTGCTTTTCTAGTTTCAGCAAACCTTTCTCTTTTAAATCTTAAAACAATTTGTTCAGGTATGTTAGTTCTGCAAGATAATATTCCGTAAGCTATCCATTTATAACAAGCTTCTTCAGCAAACTTATGTACAACCATTTCCTCGTCTGTACCTAAACCATCACTAACATATTTTAATGTTACAGTTTGACCTGACAAAACAGAACTAAAATGTATAAAACCTCTTTGATCATCAATGTAAAAAGATCCATTTGCTTGCGCGTGTTGAGGATCTAGTCCGTATCTTCTACCTCTACTATCTGTCTCTACGTCTGTTGAATCATCACTATAAACATTTGGATTTGGAGTTTGATTCTGATAGTTACTCCAAGTGTCACTAGGATCTTGTTCGTTTAAAGTATCTAATACAGCGTCGCTATCAGTATCTGAAAAATTATAATTACCATCATCATCTTGCTCTATAGCAAATGGATTGGATGTCTTACCTGTTGGATACAAAACTCTTTCAATACCATTACTATCAACTCTAACTAACTTAACATAATTAACGTAATCTTGAGGAAGTATCATTTTTAAAGTATTAGATACTTCTATTTCTTGAGATTTAACAGAACGTAAAACATCATAAGACAATTCTTGTATAGCTCTCATAGCGTGAAACTGTACGTCTGTTCTATTTATTTTTGTAATTAATTTATTTTCTCCAACATAAGATATTATAAATCCATTTATTATATTATCTAAAGTAGTAAATTGATAATTACCGTAACTACTAGGATCGTTGTAATATGCATATTGTGTTGTGTTATCTAATAGTCCCATAATTAATCATTTTGTGATTGTTTAATACCAGCTCCATCTGATGCAGCTATTTGAACTAACTCCATTTTTTCAACAGCTACTCCAGATAATTGTAATATTCTAGTTACTAATACCTCTTCTTCAGAGTCATGTAGCTCAAAATTAACACTTAAACTAGCGTTGTATAGGGCTTTGCCTCTAACAACAACATAAGCCCAACTAGGTGCTGTAGGTTTTTTATAATAATAAAGAGTATAAGTTGTGCTTAACGTAGGTGTTGGATAAACTTGTATTTGGTTAGATTCTCTTCTTACATAAACAGATCTTGATTTAGTAGCTTTAGTAAGAGGATTACTTTCTGTGTATAATATTTCTTTTTCACTAATTTCTGATACTTCACCTTCAGACCTACTAAAATTATCTATATAATATAAATCATTAGGTAGAGTTATTAAGCTATCATATATACCACTAGCATCGGCAGTTAGTGTAAATGTTGTGGATTTTTTAAAGGGTTGAAGTTTTTCTGACAACATATCCATTTCATCGGCATGAGTCATATCTGTTTCAAGCTTATGATAAGCTGTTTTTAAATCATGGAAGTAACTGTCAAATATTTCTTTTTGAGCTTTATTAGCAAATAAACTAAACTCTTGAGGAGTTACATAACCCCTTTGCTCTTTATTAGCTATAGCTAAAACTTTTTGATATACGTCATCTATAATTATTGCCATTATTATTTTTGTTTATATGGAAACTGTTTGTTTAACCAAGCTTTACGCTTATTACAACCACAGTCTTTATAACCAATAGCGTTCATCGCTATATCAGTTAAAGACTTTATACCAGTGCCTCTAGTTATTTTTTCTACAGTATCCCCTAGTCCTTTTGATTGTTTCATAATATAATATATTTTACTATAATATAGTTACATAATAAAGTGAAAGATTAGCATTTAAATAAAAATAGCCACCCGTAATGAGTGGCTATTAATATTGCGTAAAAGATATTAATTAAATCTTTTTTCTATATTTTGATATATTTCCATACCTTCGTCAGTTTTAAACCAAGCAGCTAATGCTGAATATGGATGCTCATCAAAAGGAACTGTCATTAATTTTCTATCATTAGTTCCCCAACGAAAAGTTCTTTGATCTTGAGACAGTTTTATTATTCCCATTTCAGTTGCTTTAATACCAAAGTTTCTAAGCTGAACATTACCATCGTTAACAAGCTCTAAGAATAATACGGGATTCTTTTTAGCATATAATAATAAATCTCGTTTAAGTTCTTTAGAACTCATCTCTGATACTTTAGAACCAACTTCAACTCTCATCACAGCTTCAGCCATATCTATATCTAGATCTTGAGCTGCGTTTAATGCTTCTATTTCTACTTCTAATAAATCTATTTCACTAGCAGCTTCTTGCTGGTAATCTTTTTCGTGAAACTTTCTATTTCTATCTGGGTGATATAAAGATAATATTTTTTGTAAAACAACTTTATTTTTAGGAACGTGTAAAACTCCATTTCTGAATACAACATGCTCTAATCTTTGATCGCCTTTCATTTCATCAACAAATGGTGTTCTTTGATTAGATGTAATTTTTAATTCTCTTTCGTATCCCTTTTCTTCATCAAACCAGTATATATTTGAAGACCTAATACTACAGCTTAGAGGAGTTAAATCACCTCGTAAATAATATTGTCTATCTTTTACTTCCCAAGTATCTTTATTTTTTGTTAAAGATTTTTCTTTAGTAACTACTTTTGGTTGTTCAACAACAACTGTTTCTTCAACTATAGGTTCTTCTATAGTTTCTTTTTTTTTCTTTGTCATAATATAATATAATAAAAATTAATAAAAAATAGAGGCAGCACTAAGCTGCCCCTATATTTAAATAGTGATTAGTTTAATAACATAAAGTTATTAGCACCTTGAACAACTAAACATCTTTCAGATAAATAATGAACATTCATCGAATCAATATCAGTTGTAGCAGCGCCACCAACTGAACCAGTAATCCATGTTTTCATTTTTCTGTTTTCAGTTTGACCTGCTCTATATCTAACGTGTAAGAAAGGTCTTTTAAGATTCTTTCCTAGTTGTTGATCATATACAGTACTAACGCCAGCTGGTATCATAACACCTCTAATTGCCGTTGAAGATTCAACAGCGCCACCTCTTGTAGCTTTGTCATTTAAGTATTTCCAGTCAGATTTGTAGAAGTCATAAGAACCTCTTCTAAATCCTGAGAAACCTAAATTTAATGCCATATCTTCGTCGTTGTCAAATACTCCATAAGAAGTACCGCCAGCACCGTAAGAGTTCATTGAAGCAAGCATGTCATCAATTGCAAGAGCAGTTGCTCTGTTAATGAACATCATATTTTCTTCAATTGCACCTTGTTTATCAAACTCAGCTAAAATAGCATCAAACTCTGCTAAATCAGTAGCAGCATTAACACCAGTTATACCAGAACTTAAATTACCTCTATTTTCGATAGCAGCAAATAAACCTTCAGTACCTGGATCAGTGTTAGCGATAGTTCCAGCACCTCCATCGTAAACTGCGTCATCGTGAATTGTAGAAGCCGCTAAAGCTCTAACAGATTCAACCATTGACATTTCTACGTAGTCAGTAAAACGAGATCTAGTATCGCCTTCTGCTTTTAAGTACCATAAGTATCCACCTTGACCATCTTCACCAGAGATTTCAACCCAACCAATTTGAGAAGTATCAGATCCATTGATTTGATAAAAATCTTTTAATATAATTGGTTTGTTTGTAAAACTCTTGTGAACAGGTTTGTTAGAACTTGTTTGTCCAGCAGTACCTTTAGCAAATTCAGATCCATACACCATTACAGTACAAGAACCATCTGAAAGGGAACCTGCCGCCGCGTCTGACATAAGAGCTGCTTTGTAAGGTAAAGCTACAATAGTAGCTGCACCTGCTGTACGAGTTTTAACATAACACTGTGTAGTTGCGCCATCACGAGAGCTTGATACTAATATAGTATCACCAACTCTAATACCGTGAGAAGCACCACCAGTATTACCATCTAAATCAGTACCGATAGTAATTTGGTTAGCTGATACATCTAATGTACCGTTGTAGCTTAAGTGTAATCTTCCTTGTTCTGACCAGATTACTTGGTCTGAGGTCATAGCCTCTTCTGCTCCGACTTGAGATAAAAAACCTGAGATTGTTCTGTTACCAAACACCTCAGCTTCTTGCTCCATTAAGTCAGGCAAATATTGTTGCGCCCAACCTTCTGTACCAGATGCCGTAAAGTCAATGTAATTACTAACTAACGTCATTTGAGTAGAAGTTGCAACACTGTTTAAATCTGTTCCTGCAGTAATTGCCATAATAAATTTTTTTTAAATATTTTTAATTCTTTTTTCTAATTTTAAAAGATCTATTTTTAATTTCAGTAGAAGTATTACCTAAAACCCTATACTTAACGCCCCCAACATTTGTTTCGCCGTGTGTTTTTCTAGGTTCTAAATTAATATTTTTATCTTTCGCTACTCTATCTTTAATAGCATCTGCTTTACCTTGTTCATAAAAATGATTAGCAATAGCATCTGCATTCATAGCTGTAAACAATGACTTGTGATAACCTTTAGCATCGCTTATTGATGAATCTTCACCAACAAACTTATTAATAAAATTATTAATATCACTTTGGGTTGTCCTAACATTATCCACGTCTTTAACATTGAACCTATATTTTTTTTCTCCAACTTGATAATCAAAACCTTTGAAATCTTTGTTGAAAACATTATCTGTTCTTTGTTGAAATTTCTTCTTATTAGCTTCGAATAATTTCTCCTGATTTTTAGAATCTTTATTATATCTATCAAAGAAATCAATAGCTTTTTGTTGTTCTTGAGTCAACTTTGACCCAGCTTTAATATCTTGATAGTACTTAGACTTTTGCCCGTCTAAATAGGCTTTAGCCTCGGCAACTTGCTCTTTGAGGGCTATTTTCTTTTTACGTATATCTTTCGGATCATCTTCTTCTTCATTATAACCAAAAGATTCTTCTAGTAAAAATGCTCTTTCTTCTGCGGTTAAATGAGATTTAGTTGTTCTATAATACTCGTCTAATATATCAGAGTTATCCATTTTAGATACGTCTCTATTTAAGTTTACGTAGTCATTTATATCACCACCTGTTTCTTCCATGAAGTCTACAAGTTTTTGTATACTTTCAGGTAGTGGTTTTCCAGTTACTTCTGCTTCAGCCACAGCTTCTTCTATTTTTTCTTTAACTCCTTCGATATTATCTTCTGTAATTTCCTCGTCTGTAACTTCCTCTAGAATAGGTGTTTTTTCCTCAACAACCTCTTCTTCTTTAGTAGTATCTGATTCTTCATTGACTACGACCACCTTTTCTTCTTCAGCGGGTTGTTGCTCAACCTCTTCGCTTTTTTTAGTTGGTGGTTTACTTAAATCTACTTTAACGACGCTATCGTCTTCAGCGCTATCAAATTTAGATTTATCTATTTTTTCTTCATTTTGTTTTTCAGTAGTTTCTTCAACTACTTCTTTATTTTCTTCTGCCATAATAAAATTTTATAAAATATTAAATAATAGGGTATTAAAACTTATCAATACCTGCTCCTCCCGTAATTATATCATTACCTGAAGATTCAAATCTTTTAACAGATTCACCCCCTTTTCTTTGCTGTATCATATCTTTTTGATGTGCAGCTTGTCTATCAACTCTTTGATCTTTTCTATCTTCTCTCATAAACTCTCTTATATTAAAACTCTCTGCTTCAGCGGTTTTTAATCTAGAGTTTAATTCAAACTCAAAAGCCATTAGTTCTTTTTTAACTTGCGCCTCTTGTTGTAAATATTGAATTTTTAATTCATTTCTTCTAGTTTCTAATTCAGTTTCAGATTCTGTTTTAGATTTGTTTTTCTCCATTTCAGCTTGAGCTGCAGCTTGAGTTGTTTGAGAGTTAGCGTCAGCTTGAGCTTGCATGTTTTGTTTTTGCAATAATTGATCTCTTTCTAATTTCTTTCTTCTTTTAACTTTTAATAATTGATTTGCTAGTTTTAAATTTCTTATTTCACGTAAATCAATAGCATCATCTAAGTCTATCATTTGTTGTCCTAATGCTACCTGTATATTGTTTTCTAATATTTGTTTTTCTTCTTCATCTGGTAGTAATTCTATAAATATACCAAAATCATACAAATGCAACTCTGATATCTCGTTTAATGTGGCAACGTTATGAGCACCTATAGCTTGTATAAAAGCTTCTTTAGTTGGAGAGTATTCTACTATATCAGCTATTCTTAATGATAAGCACTCAGCTGATTCAGCTGTTAAATAAAGCATTGATTGAAGTATATGTCTTGTTGCTGTATTTGAATTAGCAGCTGCTAACTTTTGAACACCAACCAAAGCGTTGGCATCAGGCATGCTACCATCTCTAGCTTCGTTTAATCCAGTTACATCTCTTATCATTTGTAAATAATAATTATATGTTTGAATTAAAGCTTGTAGTTTACCACCGTTTACTCCGTTGTTTATTTGTTGTATTGGAACTTTACCTGGATTCATTTCCCCTTCTGAAGTAAAACTTCTACCTATAACACTACCAGTTTGGAAAAACATGTTTAAAGCTTCTTGCGGATTATAGTTTGTTCCATTGCCTAAATCGATCTCAGCTAAACCATCGGCATCTAAGTAAACACCATCAGGTACCATACGAGCCATTACTTGTTGTAGCTTTAAATGAGTTAATTGAATAGTATCTGCAAAGCCAGTTATTCTGCTAACTAATGATTCTATTCTGCCTTCATACATTCTTGGTGCAACTATTTGATAACTCATTTTAACTTTACTGAAATCAGAGTCTGATCTCATCATATTAGGCATCATTCTCCATCTTAATAGTTTATTTGCTCCAACCACGTAAACTCCTTCATACAAAGTTTCTATTACTTTTTCTAACTTTTGAAAGTTACCGTCCATACTCTCAACAGGCGGATTAAATGTGTCGTCTTTTTCTATTACCTTTTCTGCTCCAGTTCCTAACTTTTTTAACTTATAAACATTATTAGCGTGAGTTTTGTAATTAAAATACAAAACATGGATTTTATTTTTATCGTATTCTTTTCTTCTATAACCTCCATGCTCTCCATATAAATTACCTGGATATTGAGATATTTCTTTTATCTCTTCCTCTGTTAAATCTGGAAACTCTTTTACTAATTCGTTTACAGGTATTTCTTTGACTTCACCAACGTAGTATATATCATCAAAATATGGAGATTCAGTATGAGAGTATATTAAATTAGCTGGATCAACATATTCTACCTTAGCACTTTCACTAAAATTAAAAGTTGTTTTTGTTGCTCCTATTCCCAGTACTGTTAAGTCATATAAACATCTTCTTCTAACTAAATCGTAATTACTACCCTCCATTAAAACGTTTATAGCTTGTTCCTCTGCTAGTTCTACAGCTTGCTTATAATTAAGTTGCATATGAAGTTGAAGTTCTTCTTCTGTGTCTGGAAGAGTAGCTTTATCATTTTGATATAAATTTATTCCAAAATTTTGTTGAGCTAAATCATTATACTCTTTAGCTCTCATGTCACGAAGCATGGACTCCATGTATTCAGTTCTTTTGCTAACTCCGTATTGATCTTGAGAAAAACAGTTTATTTCGTATGATCTTTGAGCCATTCCATTAACAACAATATCTACGAACTTTGGCACTATTGGAACTGGTTTCCAGTCTAAATTTAGATAAGATAAATCACCATTAATAGATAATTCATTTTTATATTTCTGAATTGGTTGTTCACCTCTAGCATATAATCTAAGTTTGTGAAAGTTGTTTAAGTTATTATTAAACTTAGATCTTGATTCGGAAAACCACTCGTGTTTTATTGCTCTGGCTACTTTTAAACCGTATTCTTCACTTAGTTTTTCTAAATCGCTAACAGCTTGAGATGGAAAATTTATAACAGCATCATTCATGTTACTTTCTTATTATTGTTGATTGAAATCCTTTATTGTTGTATGTTGATATATTGAGGTTTAGTTTAGGTTTACTTATTTTTGGATTTGGTCTGTACAAATGTCTATTGCAAGCCATTATTGCTAAACCCGTACTTATTGAAGCATCGTGTTTTGTTCTTCTATTTATATCAAACTTAGCCCAGTCGTTTAAAGTATCGTTAAAATACATATTACCGTGAGTGCCGTCTTGTAGTAATCCGACGTGATCGTTGATGTACATTTCAATAGCAGCCGCATGAGCCTGTTTTATGTCTTCACTTGAATTTGGTATTCCACCAACTTCTTTTTCAGATGCTGATAGTTTGTTCCAAATTTTATCTGGTCTATTTATACTAAAACTTCTATAACCTCTTCTTCGCAAGTAATATAGAAGTCTAGGTTTGTTATTTTCTGCTAGCAATGGCATTCCGTAAAATACTAGCGCCATTAACACGTCTTCGAAAAATATATCAGCTGTTTGTGGTCTTGCTATATATTCTAAAAAGAAAGTATTAGCTGGAGCATCTTCCATAGAAAACTTAGTTAATCCATGTAAAGCTCCTTTAGAACCTTTGTTGTCTACTGTTCCAGATATATCATAAGAGTCACAACCAAATGCACCCATGTGTTCATTGCCTGGATGTTTTACGCCGTTTTTTAATATGATGTTATTTTGTAATCTACCTCCTGGTACCCAACTAACTTTAAATCTACCGTTAGGATCTGGATTAAAAGTTACTTTGGTGTCTTTAACTCCATTAGTCCATTGAAAATTACCAGGAGTTAATACTGATGAGTTTCTATTACCCTCGTTGTAATCTATTTGCTCGTATATCTTTATAAGATTAAATAAACTATTTTTAGTTTCATCTCTAAATGCGTGCTCTTCAGTTCTAGGAAATTGACGATAAAATTCATTTAAAGCATCTTGATCTTCTTTTAAACCTTCAGCTTCGTTCTCCCAATGTTCTATCACTCCTTGATCTATTTCTATTCCGTGTGGATCAAATGCTCGTTCGCTAGGATCATTAAACACAGGTCGTCCGAATTCATCAATGAATCCTTCGTAATTCCATTCCATAGGAATAAACAAAGAATATAATCCTGACTTAGTCTGTCCATTTCTGTTTCGCTTTGTAACATCCGAATCATAATATAGATTTTTAAAGTTATCACCACCTTTCTCAAGTGAGTTACTAGTACTTCCCATCATACACTTACCAACTATTCTACTACCTAATCTCAAGCAAGTTTTTGTTACTCTCCAGTTGTTTTTTATATTATCAGGCCTTTCCCACTTACCGCTCTCATCATGAACTAGTAAGTTTAATTTCTCACCATCGTAACTATTGTCACCTGTATTCTTCCAGTCAATAGTTGTATCAAGACCTTGCATATCGTCGATCTCTTCTCGTTCCCTCATCTTCTTACGAGTAAACTTTTTAGCTGGTACTCTATAAGCTAATTCAGATTTTGGACGATCCATACCATCTTGTATAGGCTTGAAGAAAAAAGGATAATTC